GAGAGCGGCAGAATTACCCGCCCCTGTCGCGGCGGTCTCAGCGTCGGTTTTCGCGGCCTCTGCGCCCGTCTGGGCCGTCTCGGCGGCAGTCTTTGCCGCCGCCGCGTCCTCCGCGCTGCCCGCTGCGTCGAGGGCGTTCTGCTGGGTCTCAGCGGCGAGCTGCTGCAGACGCTCGAGCCAGTCTTCATACGGCTCGGGCGGATCGCCCGCCGCGCCGAGAGACGGGGCGATCAGCACACGGAAAATGGCGTTTTTAACCACAACGCCGCCGACGGTATAGACAAGCTGGGCCTGCCCCTGCCCGGCTTTTTCCGTGTCCGTGTCATCCGGTGTCCAGGTCGCGGTGGTGCCGTCGATGTTCAGCAATACCGGGTACGGATCCGCGTCGCCGGGCCGCAGCAAAAGCAGCTGCAGGACGCCCGCGCCGTACTCCGTCGCCCAGTCGGAAAAGTCAAATACCTGCGCCCGCGCGCCGGTCTCGCCGACGTAGCCGATGGAGAGATACTGCAGCGGGCAGGCGGCAAGGTTGATTGCTGTGATATTGTCCATGTTGCGTCCCTCCTATCAGCTTGCGAGCGCCGTGCGCTCCCAGACGTAGACGGCAAGATACGGCGGCAAATTGTTAAGCGTCTGCTCGCCGGTCAGCGCCGCCATGCCCGCGCCGTTGGTCTGCAAGCCACTCGGAATGCTGTCCGTCCAGTTCGCGCTTATCTGCCCGACGTGCGAAATGTCGGTGAACGACTCCCCTGTGCTGTCTATTGCGATGTAATTGTACGGGTTGTTCCCGTAGCCGATTTTTGCAGCGCCGTTTGAAAAATCTACCGTGCTCTCCGCCGCGCCGCCGGTTGCGCCCGCCGCGTAAGTGTCGCCCGCCGCGAGCAAGAACGCGTCTTTGACGCGCGCCCAGGTGCCGCCGAAAAGCGTGCCGGGATCCGCCGCGGACGTAGAAATGTAGATCGCCCCGACCGGGTAGATGAGGTTAAAAAGCTGCGCCGCCGGAACGTCACCTTGTACGCTGCCGACGCCCATCACGCTGTTTACAGCGCCGTCTCCGTCCGCGCCCGGAGGCCCTTGCGGGCCGACCGGCCCGACGTCCCCGCGCGGGATCTGGAAGGCGAGGTTATACGGCTGCCCGTCCGCGCCGCCGGTAACGGCGACAGAGGCTGAGGACCCCGGCGCGCCGGTCGTGGCGGTTGCCTGCATCCCCGTGTAAGCCGTCGCCGCGTCAAGCACCGCCGCGATCTGCTGACTCAGGACGTTGATATACGGCTCCGACTCGATGATTTCATCATCCGCCCACGCGCTCGGCTGTACGTTGACGCAAAAGCGCGCTGTTGACAGCTTTTCTCCGGCAGCGGTGTAAACGCTCAGTTCCGCCGCCGCGTGCCCCGCGACAGCTAAAAGCTGCTCGGCAAGGCCGATTGTCACAGTCCCGTCGGCGTTGATAACGCACGCCGGGGAATCATCCTCCAGCGTGTCGTAAAAGCCGCCCACGCCGTCAGCGCGGCAATATTTGATTGTCAGCAGCGCCCCGGCGGGCGGCGTCCAGGGCGTGGAGCCGTCCTGCAGAGCGATCTTGACAAAGCGGGTCAGCTTGTCATTCTGTGCCGCGTAGACGGTAACAAAATTGGGCTGCTGAAAATTGAGTGTTGCAAAAGCGGTTGCCTGCATTTTCCCGCCTCCTTATAGGGATTCTTTCAAATCTTCAAAGTTGCTTGCGTGCTTGATTTTCCATTCCAGCAGCAGCAGCGAGTTATTTGTTGCATCCGCCGTTCCGCTCGCGCTGCTTGCCGTATCCTTCGCCTGATTCGCCACGCTCAGAGCGGAGGCAGCCGCATCCTTTGCCTGATTCGCGTTTGTGTTCGCGGTCTGCGCGAGAGTGTTGGCCTCCGCCGCCGTGATCGCCGCGGTCTTGGCCTCCTTGAGGTCGGCCTGCACGCCCTTGGAGAGCGCCCCGCCGCCCACCGATCCGGGTGCGAGCCGCTTTGCCGAGATCGGCGCCGCCAGCAAATCGGAGACGTACTGCCGCCGCTCGCCGAGCTCGACGGACCGGTAGCGCTCGCGCAGCACGTCATAGGTCGTCTTGACCACGGTCTTTTTGACGCGCACGCCGAGCCGGTCGTAGCGCACCGTGACCTCGTCAAAGAGATTAAGCTGCTCGATCGTGTGCAGCCCGCGTGAGCCGGGCGGCACGAAGCTCACCTGGTAGCTGTCGCGCGGCAGGTAGGGCTTGTGCCGGTCGAGCCAGGCCGCGCCGTGGGCGTTGAGCTGCTCGACGGTCGGCTGGGACGAAAACTCCGCGGAGAGGTCAACCGGCTGGATCGCCGTGAGGCCGGTCGAGGCCGGGACGCTCTGCACGTCGCCCTGGACCGTCGTCTCGCCGTCGGTCCAATAGGGGAGGATCCCCGCATACACCTCGCCGCTGTCCTCGTCGGCGCGGAGCTCGGTCATGTTGACGCCGTAGGCGATCTCAAAGCCGCGATCCGCGCCGCGCTGCGCGAGCAGCTGCACCGTGCGCCGGTCGAAGCGGAGATCCCCGCCGTAGACGCGCAGCAGCGTGTTGTCCTTGTCCACCGGTCCGAGCAGCGCCCGCGCCGACGTGGGAACCGTGGTCGTCAGCGCGCCGGTGGCGGTCAAATTGGTGGAAAAGGTAAAAGCGTTCTGCGTCAGCGCGCGGGCGTTGATCTGCGCGATGGCCTCAGCCGCCGAATTTGCCGCCAGAGGGCCGATCACGACCCCGGTGAGGTCGTAGCTCAGGTGACGGGCGAAAACGGTCACAGCGCCCCGCAGGGGCTTTGTAACGCGTGAGATGCGGAACGGCTGCGGCCGGTCCGTCGGATTGGGCCGCGCGAGGATCTGGAAGCGCCGCGCGAGGTCCTTGTAGTGACGCGCCGTCACCGGCAGCTGCAATGCGAGCGTGTAGGCCTCGTTGGCCTCCTCCACGACCTCGCAGCTTGTCGCCTCGGCCAGCTCGCCGAGGCCGTGCGAGGTGTAAAGCTCCTCGCTCGCATCGTACAAAATCGGGATCATAGCCAGTACCACCTCGGGATGATCGTCACGCCGGTGATGCCGCCGGTCCACGAAATCGCCGTGTTCCCCGCGCCGAGCACCGGCCAGCCGCCGGAGACGGTTGAGTTGAAATTCGACTCGCTCGCGAGCTTGTAGCACTCATGCTCGCGGCAGTCGATAAAGAGATCGTCGCAGTCCGTGAGCGTCAGCACCGTCTCGCCGACGGTGAGCGTCCCCGCGCCGCTGCCGTGCACGGTGATGAGCGGCAGCGCCTCGAAGCCGGTCGGGCTGACAAGCGCGGCGCCGTTTTGCAGCGTGAGCGGCCGCGCGCCGCTCTTGGTGTACCGCTGCGGGCAGCAGTCAAACTCGATCCGCGCCCGCCCGAACTGGTTGAGCGTGTTTTCCAGATCCACCGGGCCGAGATACGCCGCGAGACGGAAGGTGTCGCGGTCGTACTCGTCCTCCAGCTCCTGATAGCCCGGTACCAGCAGCCACCGCGCCGCCTGCGCGGCGATCAGCGGCAGGCCCGGCCCCTCGGCGCTGACGTAGATGTCATACGCCTGCCTGACGTTGTCCCACGCGCCCTCGAAGGCGAGCACGTCGCCCGACCGGCCCGGCACCGTGAAGCGCTCGACGCGCTGCGCCGGGATCGGGCGCGGCGGGTATTTTTCGATAAATACGCCGACCGCCGTCGAGCGCACGCCGTGAAAAGAGATCATGCAAACACCGCCTCTCTGTCAAGCACGTCCTGGTTGAGCCGGTAGCTAAATTCCTCGTAGAGCTCCGACGCGCTCTGTCCGTCCGCGCCGTAGATCACGACGTTGACGCCGCCGTAGTTGACGCCACCGCCCCCAGCCTGCAGCCCGGGACGGAGCACGTCCTGCAGATCAAACGCGAGGCCTGCCATCGCGTCTCGCACGAGGTAGCTGTTGTCGTTGATCTGCCGCGCCCAGCCCGCCATCATGTCGGGCATCCAGTCCGCGTCGTCCGCCATCGGCCCGATATCCGGCTCGGAGTGATGGAAATAGGCCGAGACCAGCCCGGCTGCGACGCGCAGCGCCGGTGCGAGCCATTTGTCCGCGCCGATCGTAATGCCGTCGGCGTAGCTGGCCATAGCGTCCTCGCCGAAGCCTTCCAGCTCCGCTGCCTGTGCCTGGAGCGCCGCAAGGTTTTCCTGCGCGGTGAGAATTGCGGTGTCGATCCGCGCCAGCTCGTTGCTGGCCATTGTCAGGTCGCCGCCGTACAGCGCGAGGTTGTCAAAATCCGCCTGCGCCCGCGCGCGTTCCGCCTCGAGATCCCGGAGCAGCTGCTCATATTCGGCGATGCTGCCCTCGTCGAGCGTGCCCATCGCCTTGGCCTCGTTGACCTGGTCGCTGCCGAGTTTCCAGCCGATCCCGATCCCACCGACGACCGCCGCGAGGGGAGAGGCCGCGAGCACCGTGCTCCAAAACGCGGGAGCCGCAGCCGCGCCGACCGTCTCGCCGACTGCCGGACCCGCCGCCTGCGCCGCCGGAGCTGCCGCCGCTGCCGCGCCGGTCGCCGCTTTTGCGCCGCCGAAAAGCCCGGAGACAGTGTCCCACGCGCCTTTTGCCGCGCCGACACCCTTGCCGAGCAGCATTGCGCCGCCGATCGTCGACACGAGCTTGATGATCTCGTCCGCGTGCTCGAGGATCCAGGTGCCGCCGGTGACGATGCCCTCGCCGAGCTTCAAAGCGCCGTCGGCCAGCTTGTCAAAATCGACGGTATCGGCAAACTCGATCAGCTTGTCGACGCCGGTCTCCACGAGATTTCCGAGCGCGTTCCCGATCCGATCCCAGTCGACCCGGTCGGCAAACTCAAGCAGCTTTTCGACCGCGCGCGTCACGCCCGGAGCCATCGCCGCGCCGAGCTTGTTGGAGATCGTCGTGCGCAGATTCGTGAGCCGCTGGAAGCTGTCGTCGAGCTCGCCGAGCTTTGAGAGCGTCTCCTCATCGAGTACATAGCCCATGTCCCGGGCCTCTTCGGCAAAGCCCTCGATGCCCTTCCGGCCCTGGGCGATCAGCGGATTGAGCTGCTGCGCGGATTTGCCGAAGATCTCCATCGCGAGAGCGTCGCGCTCGCTGCCGTCCTCCATCTGGCCCAGCGCGTCGATGACCTCAAAAAAGACCTCCGTCGAGTCGCGCAAGGACCCGTCCGCGTTGGTCGTTTTGATCCCGAGCCGAGAAAAAGCCTCGCCCGCGGCCTCGTTCCCGCTGCGCGCGGCGCTCATCTGCCGCGTCAGCTTGGTCATGCTGCCGGTCATCGTGTCGAGCGACACGTCGACCAGCTCCGCCATGTAGGCAAATTCCTGCAGCTGATCGGTGCTCAGCCCGGTCGTCTGAGACATTGTGAGGTAGGTGTCGGCGTACTCCGCCGCGCCGGTCACGGTGCCCCAGAGCGCCTGCGCCGCCTCACGTCCCAGCTCGGCGAGCTTTTTGAGCCCCGCCATGATGGCGTCGGAGATGACGTTGGCTTTGATGAGAGCGCCCATGGAGACGGCATTGCCGCCCGCTTCGTCCTCGGCCGCGGCGAATTCCTGGACGTCCCCGGTCGCGCCCTGCTGCGTCGTGCGCATCTGATTGAGCACGGTCTTGGCGTTGGCCAGCATCGCCCGGTATTCGTTCGCCTGTGTCGAGCCTTCGCCGTAGGCGGCCGTGGCCCGGCCGAGCTGCTCAGAGAGCAGCCTGACGCGCGTCTCCTGGTTCTGGACCTGCTTTGCGTAGTTTTCCGCCTGTTCCGTGGCGTTCTTCTGCGCGTTGCTTTCGTCGGTGACGGAGGTCGCGAGTTGGGTCATCTCCGCTTTCAGCGCCTTGGCCTCAGAATTGATTCGCGCCATCTGCTGACGATATTCAGCCTCGCCGTCAACGCCGATTTTCGGCCCGATCTGAGTCGCCACTTACATCACCTCCAGGGTTTCGTCAAAGCTCAATTTCCGCCGGGTCTCGCCCGGCTCCGCGCCGTTATAGATCGCGAGGCAGGAGATCAGATCCAGCATTTCGCCGTACCGTGTCGTCAAAATCTCCTGCCTCCCCATGTGCATCATTCGGCCGTAGAACAAAAACCACGACCGCGTCAGGGGACAGCGTCGGCGCGAGCGCCGTCCCCGTTTTTTTTTGACTCATCGACCGCGACGGTCACGCCGAGGCCCTCAAAAAAAGCCTCGACCGCCGCCGAAAAGACGGCCCCGAACAAAGCAGGGGAGAGGGACTGCAGCAGCTCCGCCGTGAGCACCGGCGCGTCCTCGCCGCGCTCAAACTTTGCCGCCTCCGCCCAGCCGCGGTTGAGGCTGAGGATCAGCTCCGTCCGCTGCTGCACGGTCTCGCTGTGCGAGCCGCCGCCGGTGATGATCGACCGGACGTTTTTCAGCTCCCCGCCGGGGCAGCGCTCCGCGATCTCGCAGCCCGCCCCAACGGTCAGCTTAAAGCCGTACTCCTTGCCGTAGATCTCCATCAGGTCGACACCGCCCCGTTGCCGGGCACCGCTGTCGCAACCGTGAGGCCGAGCGCGACGCGCACGGTGTTGTAGGCCTCGAGCTCGGTCTCCAGCGGATCGCTGACGCGCTGCCAGCGGTGCTTCGCCGTGTCGTCACGCAGCAGCGTGGCCTCGAGCTCCTGGGTCTGCCAGTCGATGTCATCCTCCTCGGTGGCCGCGCCGGGCGCAAACTGCGCGAATCTGGCTTTCGGGTACACGACCGCCTGGAAAAACTCCACGCCCGCCGACTGGCGGCGCACGACAAAGCCGATCCCGACATAGGGGATCGCCTGGTCGTCATCGTTGTCGTGCATCGTGACGGTCGCGGTGCCGACGGTGAGGCTCTCCGAGGTCGTCACGCCGAGGATCAGGTTCTCGGCCGCGCGCAGCAGGCCGTCGACCGTCAGGGTCGCGGTGCCGCGCCGAAAGCGCTGCTGCGCCTCCTCGGCGGCCGCGTTGTTGGCATAAAATACGTTGTTGTCGCCGCTCGTCTCGATGGACGGGTCGACGGAAACGCCGCGGGCGAGATCCATGCCGCTGGAATAGGTCACGGTTCCGCCATTATTGGTATAGAGCGCCACGACCGGGTAGCTGTATCCGGTCGTCACCGCGCCATGCGCAAGGGCTCCAAGTGCCATTTGTTTAGCTCCTTTCACTCGCGGGCGGCCAAATGGTCACCCGCCGTTTTCTTGCATCTTTTTTTCGATGTACGCATCCGCCTCGGCGGCCATCGCTGCAATCGCTTCCTCCCGCGCGGCCTTCACCGCGCGCTCGACAAAGCGGTTACGTTTGAGATAGCTTGTCCCTTTTTCAAGTGACCGCGCAACCTCCGCGTTCGGCTGGCCGTTGGGGAAATGCTGGGTTTTTACGCCGTTATAGCCGGTAAAGCCGACCGAGGTCTGCACCATGCCGCCCCGGTCTTTTTTAATCCCGGAAATGCCGAGGCTCTCCACAAGCCCGGCCTTCTGACTGACACTCAGCGCGTCGTTGACCGTGCCGCTGCGGAAATTCCCCAGCGCCTCGGCGTCGGAGATCGTCGGCAGCGCCTCGGTCTCCGCGCGGATTTTCTCCGCCAAAACCGCCGCGCCGGGATAAACCACCGCCTTACACATCTTGGTGGAGTCCCTTTGCAGCGCGGAAATTTTCGCCGTGTACTGGTCAAACCCGACCAGCTCGATCTTAGCCATACACGCTCACCACCCACAGCCAATGGATCAGCCCGGTTTCGTTTTCGTACTGCACCGAGTCCAGCCGCCACGGCCAGCCGAGCGTGTTTAGCTGCGCCTCCACCGCGTCGCGCGGCGCGCGCGTGTCATCCCGTGTAAACAGGTCTATGGCGACGCGCGTCCCGCGCTCGGCGTGGCGGCCGTTGGCGACAAAATCCTCGCCGCTCTCCTCGGCCCAGACGCCGTAGCTGCCCTCCGGGGCCTTGCTCCAGCCGTGGTGCGCAAACACATAGCCCGTCGCCGCAAGCGCGGCCTCCAGCCTCTCACGCATCCGCCGTCACCTCCCCGATTGTCAGCTCCACCGCGTGATCCGTGACATATGTTCGGATCACGCGCCAGCGCTTTTCGCGGAACCGCACGATTTTTTCCCCGTGATAGTCCGCATACTCCGACAGCCTCAGCACAAAACTTGGCTCGATGCCGTTTTGCAGCGCGTGCCAGTATTCCGACCGCGACACGCTCAGAACCTGGCAGAAAACCGGAATTTCCGGTTCCTGCGGCTTGTCAAAAACGCCGTGCGCCTGCGGATTTTCCGCGATCAGATAACAGATGTCGTCGCAGATCATGACCGCGCCCTCTGGCTGAAAAGCCGGTTATTGAGCGCGTAGCGCAGCATTCGCGGCATATCCTCACCGCTTGACCGGCAGCGCCAGAGATAGGCGGCATACATCACGATTAGGTTAAAATCGCTTTCGCTTTCCGTCAGCGTGACGCCCTCCTCCTCGATCCGCTGCTTTGCCGTGCAAATGCAGCTTTTCAGCCGCGCATCATACACGTCGGTGGTGATTCCGAGATCGGTCTTGACCGCGATCAACAAAGCATATTCGTTCATGTTTCGACCGCCCTCCCGCTCCGCGCTCATGCGTTTTCAATTGCGCTGATAATTTCAGCTTTCGTCATCCGGCTGCTGACGCCCGCCGCGCCGGTCTCCCCGGCGTATGCCAAAAGTTGCGCTTTTGTCATACCCGAAAGATCGGGCGCAGCGGGCGCGCTGAGTTCAGCCGCCGGGCTTATTCCCCCGTGGCGAAGGTGACGGCAGTCGCCGTGGGAGCCGCGCCGATACCGACAGCCACGAAAGCCTCGGCGATAGCGGGCGCGCCGTCATAGCGGGCGACACCCTTCATCACGGTCTGATCCTGCAGGAAGCGCACGTGCTCCGAAGTGCCGAAGCGCGGGCCGCGCCGCTCGGCGAGAACGTACAGCTCGAAATAGCCGCCGATGATGACGTTGTCCGGGATGAAGTTCAGAACCTCGATGACGCCGCCGATGACGGGCATGGTGCCGTTGACGCCGGACACGATAGCGCCGCCGGCGTCAATGCTCATGGCCTCGGCGACAACCTTGGTGTAAGTGGTCTCATTCATGACCCACACCTTCTCGCCGCGCGCATAGCGGCCCTTCGCCGCGCCGGAGTCAAGCGCCAAAGCCTTGAAGAAGTCGACGCCGGTCACACTGTTGGCGATGGTCAGCACGTTGCTGGTGTGCAGATCCACCCACGGGCGTGCGGTCGCGGGATAGCCGGTCGGAGCTTCGGTCTGCACCAGACGGGAGACGATGCCCTGCGGCATGTTCTGCGTGGTGTTGGTGTTACGACCATAAAGAATAGCCTTGTCGAGCGCGAGGCCGATAGCCTGCGCCAGAGCCTCCAGCAGCTCGGCGATCAGGTCGAGGTCACTGTCCTCGATGTTGGCGTTGCAGACGGCATAATAGCCCGCCACCATGTAGCAGTTGAACTCGAGGTCGTTGAAGCCGAGCGTCAGCTCATTGAGGTTGGCGCAGCACTCCGTCCAGATGGCCTCGGGCACGACGCCCATGATGAGATACCGGCCATCGCCGCGCACGGTGCGCACGGTCACATGGCGGTACAGCTTGGAATAGTTGACAAGGTTCTCACGCAGCAGACCGAGCATGACCTCGGGGATGGTCAGGCCGACGTTGGTGATAGCGCGCTTCTCCTTGATGCTGGTGCGGATCTCCTGCAGATAGGCGCGCACGTCCTCACGCGCGGCGAAAGCGTCGCGCTCCTGCACGCTCATCTTGCCAAAAAAGCGATCACGGGTGATAGTGTTCATGATTCTTTCTTCCTTTCTTTCCGCCGGGGCTTCCGGCTCAATGTTGATAGGGTCGGTGTTCTGCGCGGCCTCTTCCTCGGCCAGCGCCTTTTCCAGATCGCCGATTTCCCTGTCGAGCTGGGCCTTGCCCTCCTCGTGCTCGGTCTTTTCGGCGTCAAAAGCAGAGACGAGCTCGTCCAGCGCATTGCGCTCTTCAATGCTCGTCTCCTCCGTTACCTCCTCGATGCCCTTGGCAAGCTCGGCCTCTCTCGCCGAGAATTCCGCGTCCTTCGCGTCAAGGGCCGCGCGCTGCTTGCGCTTCTCATCGAGGCGCTTTTTAATCAGCAGGGCTTTCAGTGCCATGTTTCAGCACTCCTTTCAGTTTGGATTTCCACGCCGCAAGCTCCCGGCTTCGCAGCGTGTTTCTTTCCGCGCTCCGCGCGGCAATGTTCGTTTCCTGATAGGCCGGAAACGTACAAGCGCTCACTTCAAACAGGTTGACATCCGTGATTGTCCAATGCACCGAGCCGTCGTCTCGGAAATCGGTTTCCTCCGCGACGATCTCAAAGCCAAAAGAGCACTGGTCAACGTCGCCACGCCTCACACGCTCATACAGGTTCATTGCGTCAGCATCTTTCGGATTGATGTTGATTTTTCCCCATAGCCCGTGTTCGTCCTCGCGCAGCTCCAGCGTGTGCGCTCTTGTGCGCCCGAGGACGAGAGTCGTGTCATGGTTGGTCAGCGCGCGGATATCTCCCGCAAGTGTGCGAGAAAAAGCGCCCGGAGCAACCGATTCGGTCATTCCTGGCGCGATTTCGTAAATTGAGTTAAAAACGGCGAAATAGCCCTCGATTGTGGGCCCTTCTTCGTCTCTCGCCGTGAAAGTCGTAGCCATTGGCCTGACTTCCCGGAAAAGTCTTTCATTCGGCATGGTTCACCCTCCTATCGTATCTGCCGGTTCTGTACGCGGTCACTTTCCGCCGTCCGTCTCAGCGGGCACAGCTTCGCCGCGTCGTTCTGCACCCACCAGCCCTTGCAGCGCTTAAAATACACATTTCCGCAAAAACCGTTGTTTTTGCGGCATATGATTCGCATTTTTTCGCCGTAGGCGGCAAACGGGCATTCAAGCGGTATGTTCATCCATTCACCAGCTTTCCCTGCTCGCCGCTCATGTCGTATGGGATGTAGTTCTCGAGCACCTTGTATTCCGTCAGCCCGGCGGGTGCCATGTGCATCCTGTCGCGCCATTCGTCGCCGTTGACGAAGCCGCGATCCGCGCCGGCCAGAAGCACCGAGCTCATCGCTTGCGGGTCATAGTCCAGCAAGCTCCAATAGTTCAGAAAAACGTACCAGTTCGGCGACACGATCAGACAGCGCGTCATTTCCTGCTGAATGTTCAGCACGATCGAGCGAACCTTTGTCTGAATGAACGAATTCCACTCATCCCGCTTGAATTCGCCCACGCCCAGCAGATAAGGCGGAACGCCAACAACCGATGCAACCGTCCGCTTGTCCAGCTCAACCGTGTCCTTGATTGCGAGATCCGCAAGCGACAGCGGCCTAACCTGCTCCACCTGGAACTGCTCCGCCGGGATCAGCCACGGTTGGCCGGTCTTTGCCGGTTTGACGTAGCTTTCAAGCAGCTTTTCCCGCCCTTCCGGGCTTGCAAATTCTTCCGTGAGCGCGTCAACCTTGACAATGATCGACGGCTTCCATTCGGACGCCATAAAAGCGTTTTCGGTCTTTTGCGCCTGTTTGAGATTGTTGGCGATATCTCGCAGCGTGACCGTCACGCCCTGCCCCTTCCACAAATAGCGCGGATCGGGATTATAGACAAAGTGCATCAGATTCGCCGGATCTCTCGCCCTTCCATCAATCAGCACCTGATAATCCCGGTAAGAGCCGCCGACCGGCACAAAGCTCACGCGGCTTGCCGAAATCGGCTCCATGCTCTTTAACAGGCCCTCGTATGTGTGCGGCACACAGACGGCGTTCCCGTTGCCATAAAGCAGCATGTTCATCACGTTCGCCGTCATCCAGTGGCTGCGCGTCATGTTGCCGTTCGGCGTGATGTCCAGCATCCGTGACAGTTCGTTGCGGATGCGCACATCGCCCTTGTCCGTGTTGCTCATCAGATAGATCGTCATGCTGCCGACAAGCTCAGCGATCCGCAAGCACGCCGTTTGAATTTCGGGATTGTCCGCCAGCCGCGTATAGCCCGGGCAACTGATATCGTCATCTTTAAGCCAAAGCCCAATACCGCCCTGCGCCGTGCTTGTCTGCTGCGCGTCGCGTCTTTTTTTCTTGCTCATTAAGCCTCACCCCACCATTTTTTGGCCTGCTGCCTTTTCGCCGAGCCTTCCAGCATTCGGATGCACGCAAACACCGACGCGTCGAAAAGGTCTATTCTGTGCTCCGGCTGCACTTTTTCATACTGGATAAGATCGTCTGTTTTTTCTATCGCCCGCACGTTCGCCACGCAATACTCGTAGGCGTCGGAATGCAAATAATAGAGCTTCCCGTCCTTTGCCGCCTTCTCGATGTGCCGGAAGCCCTTGCTTTTGAGGATGTATAGCTGCGGCTGGTGAACCACCGTAAAGCCGGACGCTTTCATCAGCGGAATATATTCCTCACCAGCAAATTTTTCATCGTGCCCGACCTGTTTGATACGGAAGCCCAGCTTCCGCATCTGAACGAACCAGTTGACAATATCCGCATAGTTGACCGTCGGCGAATTGCAGAGCGTCAGCCATCCGTCGTCTCTCCAACCGTAGAGCGGGATGCTGTCCTCCTCCGCTTTTCGCGCTGCCTCAACAATCGGGAAAAAAGCGTGTGTTACGATGATGTCCACGCCCTTATAGCTTCCAAAAAGCGCAGCCGCCGTCAAGTCATGCACCCGCGACAAATCCGCGCCGCCATACCAGTCAATCGGCAGTTTTGCGCATTCTTCCAGCGTCCACGAGTATTGCGCATCCGAGCGCTTGAATGTGTCGAGATCAAAATAAGCGCGCATCGCTGTCGTATAGATGTTCAGCTCACGGCTCAAAAAGTCTTTCCGCTGTTGCGGGTCGTTCTGCGCCTGCAGCGCCGCGTTCAGCAGATCCGCCGGGCGCTTGGTCACGCCATACGACGGATTCGCCTTTTGATGCTGCACCGGGTCAGTGTAGTCCACATTCCCCTTGTCGTCTTGATCCGCTCGGGCGACAAAAGAGAAAAGCGCGTCATCCTGCACAAGCCCCTTTGCCACCTTCACCGCGTACTCCTGCCGCCCGTAGCCGAAGGAGTTGACATTATCGCCCGCTGTTGTAATTCCGATCATCAGCTTGTTTGTATAGGCGCTTTGTGCCTCCTTGAATCGGTTATACTGCGCGGGCTTTTTGTAGCTCGCCACCTCATCGGCGATGGCGAAATTGCAGTTAAAAGAGTCCTGCGAATCCGGGTTCGACGGCATCGCTATAATTTCCATCGATCCGTCCGGCGTTCCGTTTTCCTTGCGGAACGTGTATTTGATGCTGTGATCGAAAGAGTTATCCTTGATTTCGAATTTATCTTCCAGCTTGTGATACTTAATCGAAAACGTCAGGAAGTGGAACGCCTGCAGCGTCTGTTTCAGCGCCGAGGCCACAATGTAACACACCGACCCCGAATGCCTTTGCAGGATTGACACCGCCCACGCAAGCCCGGCGATCATTGAGGTTTTCCCGTTTTTTCTGGCAACCTCAATAAACGCCTCTTTATACCGCCGTTCGTTCGTTCCTCGGTAGTAGAAACCGAGGAGATTGAAAATGACGAACACCTGCCACGGCTGGAGGATGAATGGCTTTCCCAAAAGCGCGTTTCCTTCCAGATCCTCTCCCTGCGCGTGAACAAGTGTCGTTTGCATGATATTGATTGCCAGATCCGGGTCATGCGTGCGCAGCTCTAAATCGTCGCGCTCCAAATCACGTTTGAACCGCTCGCAAGCCGCGATGATTTCAGCGCCCGCTATGATTTTCCCAGAAATAACATCGTCCGCATACTGGATGGCGATGCTTTTAAAATGCTGAATCACAGATTCAGCTCCGACAGCAGCTTCTCAAAGCTGCCCTCATTCTTTTCTTGCACCACATCGGCATTCAGCTTTTTGTACCCGTTTGGCGTCAAGCCGAGATCCCGCCAGTATGCAAGCGCGTCTCGGTTTAGATCGTTTATCATTTTAAGCATCGGATTCTGTACCACGTTCTTTTCCCCCGTCTTGGTCGTGTGCAAAACCACAACCTTGCTCCCGCTCTTTCTATAAACCTCTTCCGTTTCGTCTCTCCGGGCCATAATCCCGGCCAGCGTGTCAATAGCGGAGTCAAAAAATTTCCGGTATGTCCCCGCCTGTTTGCAGGCGGATACGATTTTCTTCTTCCATTCGTCCTTAGACATCCGCCACATCTCCCCCCAATTGCGACAACATTGGCGCGGAGTTTTAACACATCCGCGCCAAAAATAACCCTTTTCCCAAAATTTTCCCCGTGTATATAAAAAGT